GTCGCCTTATGACTACTAACAACGAGCATACACAGGTAGCCGAAACCAACCGGTTGCCTGTCGAGACAGAAGCACCGCCGCAATATCGCGAACTGACGTTTGAGGACGAACTGAAGCCATTGCACTTGACGCTTAAACCGCCCATAGAATTTGACGGCGAAACCTTCGCAGAATTGCTGTTCGATTACAACGGCGTTGTTGGCAAAGACTTCCTGCGCGCAGAGCGAGAGTTTGTTCATCGTTACAAGCCGGAAAAAAACGAGGTAGTGATACCGGAAGTGAAACAGTTGTTCCGGTGTATTCTGGCTGCGCACACAGCCAACGTCCCACTTGCAGTGATCGAGAGGTTGCCGGGCCGCTATTATACAGCGGTGATTAACGACGTTTTAAAACTTTATGGCAACTCACTGGACGAGGAGAAAGCGTAACAGCGCTATTTCGGTCCACAGCCGTCAAGATGGCACGGGCGACCGGCGGCGGCGTGGATTACTGGTTAGAGTTGCCGATACCGGAATTAATTGCCTTTGTGAAGGAACTGGCCGCCCAGCTAGAGGAAGAAAAACGTCAATCGAAATAACTTGTCATGGCTGACGCCCGCCGCGAGTACCGAGTCGATTTTTCCATTGGCGCGAAGCTACAGGCCAGCTTCCGTGGCGTAACGGCTTTCGCGCAGGCGCGCCTGAAAAATTTGCAGCACGTGGCTATGGCCACGGCGTCGGTACTCAAGAAACTGGTTCTTGGCGTGGGCGCGTTGGGCGCAGTCTTCGGCGGCTTCTTAATCGGCGGCCTCATAAAGAAGCTATTTGGCGATGCTGCCGACGCCGCCGTGGAAGCGGATATACGTGTAGCTCATCTAACAGCCACATTCCAAAAATTCGGCGGCATCACAAAAGAAGTCGCTGCTGGACAAGTGGAGAAACTCAATCAAATAGCCGAGGGCTATGAAAAACAAGGTGCGCTCAGTCATGTCATATTCGAGAATTTGGCAGCGGGAATGGCCGACGTTGGGTTGTATCCGAAGCTGATTGCCAAAGCTGTCGGGCCAATGGGCGATTTGCTGGCGTATTCCAAAGACATCCGCGCCACTCCCGAGGATGCCAAAAACTTCGCGAACGCGCTCGGCAAAGCGTTACAGGGCAACGCCCGTGGCTTGCTCCGGCTGCGCGAGTTCGGCATCAAGATGACTAAGAGCCAAACCGATGAGTTCAAAAAACTCAAAGACCCGGTCAAGGCGCTCGAATACATCGTCACCCATTTTGCGGACAAACCCGGCGTCAAAGGCTTCAACAAGGCGTTGCTGGATACATCGCGTGGACGAATGATGGCGTTCCAAAACACGCTGCACAAGATGGCCGAGGAATTGGGCCGAGCTGTTCTCCCGTTGCGAGACCGGTTAACGGATGTGTTACGCAAGAATCTCCCGGACATTTTGCCGGTGTTGATCGGCGGTATTAACGCACTCGGGACGGTCGTCCGCGCGGTCACCGACACTTTGGAAGGCTTCAAACAAGCGTGGGCGATGCCCAAAGGCGTTGAAGCGTGGAACACACTGGCAGATTCGTTTGGGCGATTAGCAATATCGCTGGGCATAGCTAGTCCCGACTGGAAAACGTTCGGCGAAGCAGTAGGCAAATTTGCCGTCGATCAAGCACCGAAACTGGCAAAAGAGATCGACAAACTCACACAACGGATTGAAGCCTTTCGTAACAGCTTTGGCGGCATACCCGATTTTGGCGCGCTGTTGTTTGCGCTCCAGACAATGTTCAAGGTGGCCGAAGCAGAGTTCGAGAAATTCGATCAATCGGTGCACAATTTTCTCATCGCGCCATTTCGCGCGTGGAGCGACGAATGGCAGCAGGCAGTCAATGCCTTTAAGAATTACGACTGGAAAGGATTGCTGCCGTGGAATTGGGGCGGCTCGGCTACACCGCCCGCACCAGCTGTCCCGGCTATCCCGCCGTCGGCAGTCAATACCTTTAAGAATTACGACTGGAAAGGATTGCTGCCGTGGGGCGGCTCGGCTACACCACCCGCACCAGCTGTCCCGGCTATCCCGCCGTCATCAGCGCCAGGCGCAGCCACGACAAACGTCTCGTTTGCGCCCAACATCACCATCAATGGGAACGCTACCGTGGCCGAGCAAAAAGCCTTAGACCAGCGGTTGCGGTCGCTGGCTTCTACTTTCGTCGATCAATTCAAAGCTGCGCAATATCAAGAGCGTCGGTTGAGTTACGAGGCCGGTTATGTTTAGGGTTTACGTTACAGTGCAGGGCGACTGGTGGGATCTGATAGCTTTCCGGTGCTATGGGATGCAGCGTGGCGACGATCTGTTGATGCACAAATTGATCGAGGCCAATTACATTTATCGGGAGTACTCGCAATTCCCGGCAGGGCTTTACATCGTCGTGCCGGATATGCCGGAAAAAACCGCCATCGAGCTTGTGCCTTGGAAAGTGACTTCTATCGTATGATTGGCCAAGTCAGAACCGCCCACCCTGCCATCATTCTAAACGGCAAGAACTACTACGAACAGCTTGCGCCGTACCTGATCGGCTTGACGTATTCCGATAACTGCGATGGCGAGAAGGCCGACGATTTGCAATTCCAGCTGGCAGACCGGGACAGGAAGTTTATCAACGAATGGATGCCGGATGTTGGCGCATTTTTCGACGTGTCGATTATAGCCGAGCGTTGGTTCGCGCCTTACGCAGCCGGGCTATCGCTGGATTGCGGTCGGTTTTGGGTCGATTCGGTCGAGTTCGCGCTGCCCGATCATACGGTGACGGTGAAAGCAACATCGCTGCCGACAGGGATCAGAATCAAAGCAGCCAACGAGACGCGTGGCTGGGACAACGGCACCCTCCAAGACATAGCCCAACAGATTTGCGGCGAAAACCAACTGGAACTCGACTGGCAGAGCGACATCAACCCGCGTTATACCCGCATCGAACAAAACGGCGAGAGCGGTCTGCAATTTTTGAAAAAGCGCGCCGAGGATGCCAAGCTCTCGATTAAAGCGCACCGCGGGACACTTGTGTTTTTCGACGAGGAAAAATACGAGGACAAGGCCGCTGTATTCACGATCATGTACGGCAACACGCAAGTGTCCACCTCTGGGCTGCCGGTTTATCGGATCGAGGAAGCGCATTTCACTATCCGGCTCGTGGACGGTTTGAAAAAGGCCACGGTCAAGAACGTCGATATTTATAGCGGCAAATTAAAGACTGGCCAGTGGACTGCCGAGGAATTGCTTCCGCCCGGTCCCGCCACAATTCCTCCGCCCGAAGCCGTGCCGCCTACTGGCATCGCCGGTGGCGGCGCGGTGCCGGCAGGCGGTCGCGGCGCGGGCACGGCCCAACAATCGGACATAGATCAAGCCGCAGCTGCTCGAGAAGACAATCTGCACGACAATCCCGGCGACGACGATAGCGGGGAGGACGAAGGCGACGACGGTGGTGGCAGGGCGCGCGAAGCGCCTACAGACGGCTTGCTAGTATGGACACCGCCACAGAGCGACAGCAACATTTCGCGCAAGGCCAAAGCGCATCTGCGCAACCGCAACAAGCACAACCGTGAAGCAACGATCAAACTTTCGATTGGCAACCCGCTAATCGCAGCGGGCATGACCTGCAATCTTAACGGCCTGGGTCAATACGACGGCAAATGGTTTGTCGAAAGCGCCAAACACGAGGTTGGACCGGAATACACCACCGAGCTAAAAGTGAGGACCTGCTTGAAAGGCTACTGAAGGTTATTGTGAAAACGCAATAAGCTCAACCCGCACGCAATGAAGAATTTATTAGCCGAGACGGATTACACGAGCGGACGCGATAACCGCTTTAAAAGCTCGGTTGTTATCGGACGTGTGGCTGAGATCGTGTGCGACGATAAAGGCGCTAACATCCGCGCGGTCATGCCGGATAAAGTGGATCACAAAGATCAACCACTCATCACCAAACCGGTGCCGGTGCTGCAAATCTCAAGCGGCAAGAAGCGTAGTTTCGCTATGCCGCGCCTCGGTCAAAATGTCTTGCTAGTCAAACTGCCCAATGGCACCGCCGATTACGCGGCAGTAGGATTCTTTTATACCAAGAACGATCCGCCGCCGGTAACCGACCCGATGTTGGATTATGTCCAGTACGACGATGGCTCGACCATGCAGTTCGACGCCAGCGCAGGCGAATGGACGTGGCGCATCAAAGGCAAGATCGACGCGCAGAGCGAGAAAGAAATTCTCGTTAAATCCAGCGGCGACAAGGTGACAATCGAAGGCAGCAGCGATGTGTTGGTCAAAAGCGATAGCGGCGCGGTGACAGTCGAAAGCTCGGGCACGCTCAAATTGCAAAGCGACAGCAATACCGTGCAGATTGTAGGCAACATTACGCATACCGGCAACATGACTACGAGCGGCGTTCACATCGATTCGCTTGGCCATCATACCAGCGTCGAACGTCAGGCCGCATTGGAAGATCGCGTGCGGGCGCTGGAAGCGCGCGTAGCGGCTTTGGAGGCACGCCATGGTTGAAGGCATCTACGGCTCGATAATTTTTGGCAACGTGCTGGGGCGCGTCAACACCTTTTACGAGATCAAAAAGCATCAAGAAGGCCGTTATAGCACACACATGCCTCATCTCCGCAAGCCGCTATTGGAGTGGGCAGGCAACGATCTATTATCGATAGAGCTCGGCTTCAACCTGAACGCTTCGTGGTGCGGCGATCCCAACATCATCCTGGCGCAATGGCATTTTTATCAGGAGAACGCGTTCTTTGCGCCGTTGATAATCGGCGGTAAACCGATGGGACCGGGCTTGTCGTTGTTCGTGGTGCAACATCTGGAGGAGCTTCACAAATATTGGTTGCCGGGCGGCAAACTTTTGTGCGTCGAATTGCACGCCAGTTTCAAGGAATACATCCCATTCACCGACCTTGGCGGGAGTGCGCTGTCGATCCAAGGCATGCCTGGTTTCGGAGGGTTATTCTGATGCCTGTCCTTCAAGGGTTTGTGCAACAGAACGCGGCCATGCTGGGTGCGAATTGGCGGCTGCAATTCACCGATATGTCGGGCGTGTTGATGAACATGCAGTCGTTTGAGGCAATCGACTTCGGCGCAATTAGTTACAAAGAAATTTTCCAAAATGTCAAAACCATTCTAGCCACGCCGCTTGAAAGTGCGGCCTTGGAACGCACGCTTGGCGTAGATCAATCCATCGTGGATAGACCCTTGAACAATGCCGCGGAAGTCGTGGTCGCTACTCTCGACGCGGTGAATCGCTGGGAGCCGCGTTGCTCGGTGGCAAACATCGACTTTCAACCGGACCTGATAAACGGACACTTGACGGTTCTATTACAACTCAACATTAACAGCGTTATTTATGGCACCGCGACCCCTTATCCCGCGAAAGACATTCTGCCAATACCAAAACAGGAGCCACCCGTGACAATACCAGTACCAGGACCGCCAGGACCGCCAGGGCCACAAGGACAACGCGGCACGCTATGGTTTACAGGCGATGTGACGCCCGACTTGTACACGCCAACAGTGCCGCTTCAAACGTTCGATCTATATCTACATCTGCCGACCGGCGACGTTTATCAATACACCGCCGTTGGCGATACTTTCGCCGCGCGATGGTCGAAGATAAAAGGAGCAAAACAAAATGGCGTGGGCTAACGTCGGCAACATCAAAGGGCCGCAGGGCGATCCCGGCGCGGTGACGGGTATTCCCGACCCGCTCACTCTCAACGTCATGACGGCAAATAACACTCTCAACATCAACGGGAAACTGCGAATCGTGACGACATCCACAGGTGGCCAAGTCGAAACATTCGATGGAACCAGCTGGACGGTGCAACAAGCTTGGCCATGAAAAAGCCCTTTCTCGCGCTCATTGCTACGCTTGGCCTTTGTCTGCCGGCGCATGGCACGACGCTGAGCGGTACCACAACGGTGACGTCGCCCGGTACGTTTACGATTCAAACCGGTGTCGCGTTGCAAGGGGTGTGGGCGTTTGCTGCCGGTTCCACGATAGATGTCACGAACGCCAACAAGATAGGGTTTCCCGGCGGAGGCGGCAGCGTAGGCGGCGTCAACGGCCAAGTGTTGTATAACGCGAGCGGCAACGCCCTAAGCATTACTTCGCTCACGACCGATGGCACAAACGTAACGCAGAAAGCGGCGAGCTATTGGTTAGCGGCGGCGGCTACCGGGAAGGCGCATTTCGTCGTGAGCGCGACTGGCACCAACGATCAGCCGGTCAATATACCGGATGCGCCGAGCACGACGGTGCAGCCGCACGCAGCCGCCGCGAATCAATTTCTGACAGGCATCGACACGCAAGGCAACATCACGGGCGCACAACCGAATTTCAGCCAGCTGCTCGGCGCGGTCGATCTTAGCGGCGCTCAGGCCACCGGCATCTTGGCCGCAGGACGATTCCCGGTGCTTGGCGGTGTGCTGACCAATGTCGCTGGCACCGTGAATATCGCTCTCATCCCCAACGGCGTCGCAACTTCTAATATCGCGCCCAACGCGGTCACGCTGTCAAAGATACAAAACGCCGTCGGCAACAATACGCTTCTTGGGAGCGGCACAACCGGCACTGGCGTGCCTTACGGCGAACATCCCCTCGGCGCCAATCTCTTTTTCTCGACTGACGGCAAGATTAACGCAGCCGGTGGAGTGCCCGGTGGCGGCACTGGCGACTTTCAAATCAACGGCCCGACCGGATTCGCGCCGGCGACCGGCTGGAATTACGACACCACTGCGTCGCAAGCCAACGTCACGGCTTCATCCTTTCTCCTGGCCGATAGTCTCACGATACCGAACAGGCGCGTACGTTTCAATTTGTCGAGCGCGATCGTGCCCGGCACAATCACGGATGTTAGCGTTCCAGATGGCGGCGGACCGCTTAAGCCGATCATCCCAATCGCAGCACCGACGCCGATAACCGGTGACTCAGGCGCATTCATGCAAAGCCTCGATCCTGTTACCGGCAAGTTTGGCAGTCGTCGCGCTACCTTTCCCGATATTGACGGCACGTTAGATGTTTCGCAGATGCCAGCTTCGGCGACGATAAGCGATGTCGGCGTCGGCGGACTGATCTTCCTCGACGAAGCTCAAAGCCAGATTCTCGCGCTCAAATCGGTCAATTATACGTTCACGACCGACTGGGTAGCCGACTTCAACCCGCCCAACTACCAATATGCCGACCCAGACAATCCCGGCGCATTCACGATTCGCCTTAACCCGGCTGGTGCGAATCATGAAATTACAGGGCTGGCTGGCGGTTACAACGGCCGTCTTGTCCGGCTCGTAAACGATGGAACCGGTTACTACATCACGTTGACCGATCAGGATGCGACGTCGCTGGACATCAATCGTTTTTCGATTCCCGGCAACATCACGCTCCCGCCTCAGAGCGCCATCGTGGTGTATTACGAGGGGCTGCATAGCCGTTGGCAACCCTTTTCGCGGTCGCTCTCGAACACCGGCGTTAATTCAACGCTATACCACCACCCGGTGGAGATGATGGTGCAACTAGACGGTCGCATCTCGAGTGTTAGCGAAGCGCCTACGCCTACGCCGAC